AAGAGAACCTTCAAGGCCTTCTTACAAAAATGAAAGAAGACGTTGATGGTGGCGAAGAAGCAGCAGTAGTTGCTGAGTCTGAGTACGATTTCTCTGATGACTTAAATGCACTTGTTGCAGAGGAAGCAACTCTCTCTGAAGGATTCAAGGACAAAGCTGCAGTTATCTTTGAAGCTGCCATTAAGTCCAAGATTTCTTCTGAAATCGATCGCTTGGAAGAGCAATACAAAACCGAGCTCGATGAAGAGATTACTCGCACCAAAGAAGAACTCGTCGAGAAAGTCGACGGCTACCTCAACTATGTTGTTGAGAATTGGATGGAAGAGAACAAGCTTGCTATACAAGCTGGTCTCCGTACGGAAATCGCTGAAGGTTTCATGGGCAAGTTGAAAGACTTGTTCACTGAGTCTTATATCGAAGTTCCTGAGTCCAAAATCGATCTTGTTGATGGTCTTGTTGAGCAGGTCGAAGAGCTTGAAACACAGCTTAACGGTCAAACAGGCAAGTTCATCGAAATGCAGGAAGAACTAGAGCAGTATAAGCGTTACGAAGTTATTCGTGAGCATGCTTCTGGTCTTGCTGATACAGAGATCGAAAAACTCGCTCAACTTTCTGAAGATATCGATTTCGAAGATGAGGAGACCTTCTCAGCTAAGGTTAAGACCATCAAAGAATCATATTTTAAGAAACCTACCGTAACCGCACAGTCTGAAGATTGGACAGATGACGCTGATGAAACCGCTGATGGTGACATAAGTGACAGCATGGCACTATATCTTCAAGCACTTCGCAAGTCTTAATTAAGGAGTATCCAACTAATGGAATCTTATGATCGTTTGGTCGAAAAATGGGCTCCAGTTCTGAACGAAGAGTCAGCTGGTACCATTGGCGACCGTCATAAAAAGGCAGTAACTGCCGTTGTTCTCGAGAACACAGAAAAAGCAATCCGTGAGGAGCGCGCACAAGCAAGCTTCATGACAGAAGCTGCACCAACAAACAGCACATCTGCTGCTGCTAACTACGACCCAGTATTGATTTCACTCGTACGTCGTGCAATGCCAAACATGATGGCATATGACCTCGCCGGTGTTCAGCCAATGACTGGTCCTACAGGCCTCATCTTTGCGATGAAGTCTCTGTACAAAACAACAGGCGGTGGAGCCACAAGCGGCGACGAAGCTCTGTTCAATGAAGCACTCACAGGCTTCTCCGGCGACTCCAACGGAACAAACGGTTCTGCTGGTCCTTCCGGTTTGTCTGGTGTTACAGACTCAAACAGCGACAGCACAATCAACGATGATCGCGTAACCGACATCTTTGGTGGTGGTATGAGCACAGCTAATGCTGAAGGACTTGGTTCTTCAGGTGCTGCTCCTGCTTCTGCTTTCCGTTAGATGGGTTTCAGCATCGAGAAAGCTACAGTAACAGCTAAATCTCGTGCACTGAAAGCTGAGTACTCATTGGAATTAGCTCAGGACCTCAAGGCAATCCACGGCCTTGACGCTGAGACAGAATTGGCGAACATTCTCTCGACTGAAATCCTTGCTGAAATCAACCGTGAGATCATTCGTACAATTAACTCACAAGCTAAAACAGGTGCTCTTACAACTAACACAGCCACAAACGGTATCTTCAACGTACAAACAGACGCTGATGGCCGTTGGTCAGTTGAGAAGTTCAAAGGCCTTATCGTTCAAATCGAGCGTGAAGCCAACGTAATTGCTAAAGAGACACGTCGCGGCAAAGGTAACATCATGGTATGTTCATCTGACGTTGCTACAGCTCTTTCTGCTTCAGGTATGCTTGACTATGCTCCTGCTATGTCTACAAACCTCAACGTTGACGACACAGGTAACACCTTCGCTGGTACACTCAATGGCCGCATGCGTGTCTACATTGACCCATATGCATCTGTTGATTACATCACCGTTGGCTACAAAGGTACAAACCCATACGACGCTGGCGTATTCTACTGCCCATACGTACCATTAACAATGGTTCGTGCAGTTGGGGAAGACACCTTCCAGCCAAAGATCGGCTTCAAGACACGCTACGGCATGGTCTCGAATCCTTTCGTTGGTTCTACACCTTCTGACGGTCTTGCAACAGCTAAGACTAACCAATACTATCG